CATAAAGAGTTCGAGATAAAAGTTAATAGTGTTTCTCAAGCTGTAAGTTTTTTAATACATAATTTTCCAGAAGTAGAGCGTTTTATGGGTCCAAAATATTATCAGGTAAAAGTAGGTGATTATGATATTGATAAGAATGAATTAGCATATCCTGTTGGACAAGAAGATATACATTTCATTCCAGCTATTAGTGGTGCTGGTAGAGGAATGGGAAAAATATTATTAGGTGCTGCCTTAATTGCTGGTGCTTTTATTGTTAATCCTGCTATATCTTTTAGTTTTAAAAGTGGTGTAACTGGATTTAGTGCTTTAACTGGAGTTTCTGGTGCGTTAACAAAAGCTGCCATCTATGTAGGTGCAAGTTTAGTTTTATCTGGTGTTTCTGATTTGCTTTTTCCATTACCAGAACCACAAAAATTTAACTCAGAAGAAGATCCACAATTATCTTTTAGTTTTAGTGGAGTGCAAAATACATCAAGGGCTGGTACTCCCGTTCCAATAGTTTATGGTGAAATATTTACAGGAAGTGTTGTAATAAGTGCAGCAGTTGACACTAATCAAGTACAAGCATGACAGACAAAACTAAACTTATTAGAGGATCTGGAGGTCCACCTCCCCCACCACCACCTCCTTATCGTGCTCCTGATACCTTACATAGTAGAAGTTTTGCTACTGTTCAAGATTTAATATCTGAAGGTGAAATAGAGGGTTTTGCAAGTGCTTCTAAAGAAGGTCTTACAAAAGGTACAACTGCTTATGATAATGCAAGTCTGAAAGATGTTTTTCTTGATGACACTCCAATACTAAATTCAACAGCTACAAGTGCTAGTCCTGCTGATACTGATTTCAATTTTCAAGATGTAACCTTTAAATCTAAGTTTGGAACATCAAACCAAACTGCAATGAGTGGGATTCCTGCTGAAAGTAGATCACCTACTGGTGTTGGGGTTACTGTAACTACTTCTGCTCCTGTTACCAGACAAGTTACTAATACAGATGTAGATGCAATTATTGTTACTTTAACTTGGCCTCAGATACAAGTGGCTGAAGATGATGGAGATATTAGGGGAGATACTGTCGAGTATAAAATTCAAGTTCAATATAATTCTGGTGGATACACAGATGTTATAAGCACTTCTGTTAGCGGTAGAACAGCAGATGCTTATGCTAGAGATCATAGGATAGATGTTACAGGTGCTTTTCCTGTAGATGTAAGAGTAGTTCGAGTTACAGCAGACAGCACAGATGCATCAAGAGTAAATGCTTTTCAATTTACCAGCCTTCAAGAAGTCATAGATAATAGTTCAACTTATGCCAATAGTGCTTATGTTGCTCTTCGTTTAGATAGTAAACAATTTAATCGTATTCCTACAAGAAAATATCGTATTAGAGGAGTGAAGGTAAGAATACCAGGAGCAGGTGCGTCTAGTTCTGGTACTCCAAGCGTGGACAATGCTACGGGTAGGATAGTTTATCCAAGTGGTTATATATTCAATGGAGTTATGGGTGCTGCTGTTTATACAAACTGCCCTGCGATGTGCTTACTTGATTTGCTTACAAACACTAGGTATGGGCTAGGAAATCATGTTACTGATAGTAATTTAGATTTATTTAGTTTTGTAGCTGCAAGTAAATTTGCAAATGAAGAGGTAGACGATGGAACAGGATCAGGTGCAAAAGAAGCTAGATTTAGTTGCAATGTAAATATCCAAAGTCCAAAAGAAGCATTTGCAGCAATAAATGATTTAGCAGGTGTCATGAGATGTATGCCAATATGGTCTGCTGGTTCTGTAACTATATCTCAAGATAAGCCAACTACATCTAGTTATTTATTTAATTTAGCTAATGTTGGAGAAACAGGATTTACATATCAAGGTAGCAGTTTAAAACAACGTCATTCTGTTATTTCTGTCAGCTACTTCAACATGGATTCCAAAGAAGTAGACTTTGAAGTAGTAGAAGATGCAACAGCAATATCTAAATTTGGAGCGATAGTAAAACAGGTAAAAGCATTTGCTTGTACATCTCGTAATCAAGCTGCAAGATTAGGCCGTGCAATACTTTTTGCTGAACAAAATGAAAGTGAAACAGTTACATTTTCAACTTCAATAGATGCAGGAATTCTTGTAAGACCTGGTTCTGTTATTGAAATAAACGATCCAGTAAGAGCAGGAGCAAGAAGAGGTGGTCGTGTAGTGGCAGCAACAACTACAACTATTACTATTGATGCACTTGAACAAACAGGTTTACCAGCATTGAATGATAATCCAACAATAAGTGTAATTTTATCTGACGGAACAGTTGAAACAGGTTCAATATCTGATTTTACAGGTGCGGTTATTACAGTTAATAGTGTTACAAAACCTGATGGTACAACTGCTTCTGCTTTTACTTCCGCACCAAACGTAAACTCTCCTTATTTAATATCTAGTACAACATTGCAAACTCAATTATTTAGAGTTATTCAAGTTGCAGAAGAAGATGATGTAAATTACACAATTTCAGCTTTATCTTATGTTGAAGGCAAATATGCGTTTATTGAAGATGGAACTGCATTACCCACAAGAACTATATCTATATTAAATGAACCAGCTAGTCCTCCAAGCAACTTAACAGTTACAGAAAAAACAGTTGTTATAAATAGTATTGCTCGAAGTAAGCTAATTGTTGATTGGCAACCTGTTGTTGGTTCTACTCAATATCTTGTTAATTACAAAGTCGAGAATGGTAATTATGTTTCTCAAACTGTATTTAGTAGTGATTTTGAACTTTTAGATACTGTAAAAGCAACTTATTCATTTCAAGTATTCTCATATAATGCTTTAGGAGAAATATCTACAAATCCAACTGAAATAACATTTGTAGCTCAAGGTAAAACTGCATTACCAGAAGATGTTTCTGGTCTGACTATTGAACCTATAAATGAACAATTTGTAAGATTAAGATTTACACAAGCAACTGCTATAGATGTTTTACATGGAGGTCGGGTTTATATACGACATACAAACCAAACTGGAGGATCTGCTACATTTCAATCTGCACAAGATGTTATTGAGGCTGTATCTGGTAATACAACAGAAGTCATAGCTCCTGCTCTTGCAGGAACTTATCTTCTTAAATTTCAAGATGATGGTGGTAGATTTAGTGCTAATGCAACAAGTGTAGCTTTATCTATTGTTGATATTTTAGATTCGATTACTGTCAAAACTGATA